AGCAAGTCCAAGATTTACACCAAGAATCTTCATTAGATTAAGGTATTTTGTTGCCACTTGTTTATCCCAAATTACAATATCATCACCTAATACAGCGTATTTGGTGAATAATTGATCTTTTGGGTAGGAACAAGTTCAAGCACAGGATTGAACAATAAGGTGATGAGTCATTGCCAACATTGCTCATGATGATAAGGCTCCCATAGGTTGACCAACAGCGTACTTTATTCCACCAGAAGTGTAATGGATATGATAATCCAAAAACATTTCTTGAGTGAACAAACTTTTCTTTAAGTGAGAGAATTGATATTCTCTTCCACAAAGTAAGTTTGCTCAATTTTTTGAAAATTTCTTTCCAAAAATTTGAGATAAAATATCTTGTTGAAGTCATAATGGAAGTCGATCAGTTGCAGCAGATAGATCCAATGAGTAAATCGGCGTTTTTCCAAAAGGAACCCTTTTTAAGGGTTTCAATTGGTCAAACGTCCCATCCATAGGCAATTTTCCTAAATAGTGGAAAAGAAACTTATGTAATGGTTTCATTACTCATTGAGTTCAAGGATCTACCATGGCAAAAACTCTCATCTTCCCAGCAGGTTCCGGCTTAATTTCTAATTTTCCTAAGAAGGAAGTTAGAAAACAAGTGAAATCTCCTATTTTAACGAATCTTCCAAGAATTGAAACTTGGATTTTTCCTTTTATGTATTCGGTTCAGAATCATTCTAATCCAAGATAAAGAGTCTTGGTAGAAGAAAGTTCTAAATAATCGAAAAATCATAAAAGAGATGCTTCTAGGGATGGATATTCTTTGAAGGAATTTATTGATCTAATCAAAGATCAAAAAGAACTACTTCATTCGAAAGGTCCAATAACCCCAGGCGCAGATGTTAATATAGGAAAAGGAGAAACCGGTTTGATCAATTTATTATCAATTTGTAATAAATTTATAAATCTTTTAATATCTTTATCAAGGGAAATAACTGATCCAGAACTTGGATCGGTAATTGTCTTGAAAGATACGAAGCCTTTATATACAATATTTCTGTAACAAGAAAATAGTGTAGATCATAGTCGGATAACTCTAAGATTTCCATTGGCGATCGCTAATCGCGAAGCTACTGGAATAATGGAGGGAAGACCTGCCTTATTTCTTCTAACTCGAGGGCCTAATAGCCCTGAGTCAGAAAGTTCATGTCCTGAGATAGATTGTTGAAGAAGAACACTACAGGACTTTAGGTATTTTACAACACCTGGAAGTCCTTGAGCCTTCTTTAAATGATTTATCTTCTTTAAGAATCCTCTGATTGCTGCAATTCCAAACGGGGTAGGTTTACCACCTGTTAAATACATTTGTCTTAACAAATGTATTATAGCAGGTCTTC